AACAAGGATCATATGGTCTACCTTTAATACATTTTGATTTAATAGTATCACATGTTGTTAAAATAGTACCAGTTGTTTTTGATCCTCTATTATAAATAGAATTATTTATCATTGATAAAATTCTAATATCTTTAGTGGTTATATAAATGTGTAAATCTTTAAAATCTTTAAACCATTTTGGAATTCCATCAACTATAAATGGACTAAAATAAAAGAATACATTCAATGATGAAGCAATACAATGTTTTCCATCAAATGGAACACCAATAAAATCTATTTGAGGATTTTCAACGACTCTAAATAATAAAGTTCCTTTTGGTAAAACGATAATAGATTTTTCGTCAAAGGGTTCATTTGTATTAGAATTAATTTTACCTCCAATCATGGAATTATTTTTGAGAGCTAGATATTTATTTTTATACTTGAGATATTTGTGATAATAATTCTCCATACTTTTAATTATAAAATATATCTAGACAATTATAAATATACTTTATTTCATCTATTTCATTTATTTCTGTAGAAGTTGTATTATCAATGGGAATCATTGTTTCTAATTCAGTTTTAGATAATTGAGTGTTCCCTATAATTTTTTTAATAAAGTCGATAGTATTAGGATTATTTAAAGTATTTTTAATTAATTTTAAATTTTCTAAACTTCCTGTTATAGTATTGATATGATTTTCAAAGAAATATTTCCCTTTTTCAATTAACACAGGATATAATGATACACTATCTAATCCAACAATTCTATTAATTGCTATAACAGGCGCATTAATTGGTTCAAGATGAATATCATATTTAATATATTGTGGTTTCTTTTCGTCTAATATAAATGTTATTTTATCATTTTTAAGATTACGTGGATATATTAATGGAATATTTTGTTTATTATCTGATATGGCATCATTTAAAAATTTATCTTTATATTTTTCTTTGAATTGATTCCATACGATNTTACCNGTTTTAACGATACAATTCATGTTATTAATAAATGTTTTATCAATTAAAAATTNATTAATTTCATTATATTCTGTTGAAAATATTGTTGTTGTTCCGATATTTACTAANTATTTTTTATCTTGAACTTCATTTTGTTTTCTTTTTCTAATTTGAAATATCATTGTTTTTTGTGAAGCATCTTCNAATAAATCAGATGATAATTTTATAATTCGTTGAATATTACAATATTTCATAATATATTCACGTGTTTTTTCAAAGTATTTTGAAGATAATAAACTTGTTGGAATTACAAAACATAATATACCATCATCAAACAGTTCATCAATTCCTTTTTTAATAAATAATGAATAAATATTTGGGCGACCACTAATAACATCATTAAATATTTTTTTTTCTTGTTCTGACAAATCAATTTCAAAATATGGTGGATTTCCGATAATTTTATGAAATTTTGTATCAAATTGTTTTGTTAAATAATTATCATTAAATAATTTATATTTTTTATAATCATTTTTTGATGAATCAAATATTTCTTTATCTTTTTCAACACCATATATATTTTTATGTTTTATTTTAATTAGTTCATCAAAGAATTGTCCAGTTCCATAGGAAGGTTCTAGAATAATATCACTTTGAGTAAAAGGAATATTATTAATTGTTTCCTTGACGATATTAGTTGGAGTCATATATTGTCCTTCTTTTTTTCTATTTTCTATTTTAGCATTTTTGTAGAAATTTACAGTTCTATCATTTAATGACATGTAGTAATAATGTAGTAATAATATATTTATATAATATTATTTATATTCAATTTTTAAATAATAAAAAATTGACATTATAAATACTTAGATTGATATCAAATATATTATACAAATGTTGACTATACCAATTAAAAAAGATATTGATTGGTTTTATAAGATTCCCAAGAAAGCAGAAAACGATTTATCAAATAGTATTCGAGAGAACATATTGTTGTTTATATTTAACAGAGAAGAATCAGAATTAAGTGAATATATTTCAGACCCAACATATGGTATTAAATGGAAAATATTAATAAAAGAATGTAACGTAGTATTAAATAAAATTATTATTAAAATAGAAACAGAATTAAAATTAAAAGGTAATTATGACTTTGATGTTATAAAAATTGGTGGAAGAAAGAATAATGATTTTACATTAAAGATATATCAAGATGATAAAGAAATATTTTTAAAGAAATTGGAGTTTAAATTTAATACAAATAAGATTACAAATATACCAGAAGTAGTAAGTTTATATGAAAATAATGTTGAATATAATGGTATAAAATATAATGAATATTTTTATGATAACATTATATTAAAATTAATTATTGAATATCCTGAATTAGGTTCAATAACAAAAGAAGAATATTTAAAGTATATTAATACATCAAATGATATATCGAAATATTCATTTTTAAATAAGTTACAAACTATTAGAGAAAAGGATACAAAGAAATTTGATAAAAAATATTTTTATACTTCTTTAGATGAATATTTAAAATTATCAAATGAATGTCCTTTTAAGGTTGATAATATTCGTGATAAAATAAAAGAAAAGGTAATGGATAAAGAATTTATAATGTGGAAGCCAGATATAAATAACATAAATAATTCTAAATTTTATAATGAAAGATTAGATGAAAATTTAGATAATTTAAAATTTGAATGTATTACAGGTTCAACAACAAAAAATACAATAATACTATCAACTGAAAATATTAAATTTCATTGTTTATTAAGATGGAAAAATCATAACTGTATTAGAGGTACGGCGTGGCAAATATCTGTTAAATGATTTATAGATTTATTTATATTAATAATATATGCCAGTATCAGAATTTGATTTAGTAAAAGCAGGGTTAAAAGATTTTAAAATGGATGATTTAAATATTAGTCGTCATGCTAAAAAAAGATGTCGTGAAAGAGGGATACCGTTAGAAGATTTAAGAAGACAAAGAGGAGAATATGGAACTGCTATAATTCGTGGACACACAGTTGTAACTGCAATTCCAAATACATTTGAACAATTTTCGGAATTTGTTCCAATTAAAGATAATGGAGAAATAGTTAATTTATCACCTATTGTTAAAAAATATAAGGATACATTATTTAAGGCAACTATTATTTGTATAAAAGAAATGATTCCACGTATGATTGGAAAACATCATAGTTATGTAAATAAATTACAATCATATATTGAAGGTAATATATATTCGCCAAGCAAGAGAGAAAATGTTTTTAAAATCATTACAAAAAATTTAGATGATGCTATTTTTATGTGGAAATTGATGGATGCTATAATGAAACATTCACAACAAATGAAAGAAGCACATGTACCACAAGTAATAGATATTTATAATCTTCCAGCAGAACTTTCTAATTCAAGAAAAGTAAAAATGGAGATTGAATATAATGTTTCTATGGTTGAAAAAGGAAATTCTTTATTTATAATATCATCAAAGAGAAAAAATGTAACCAAAGTAATAGATAAACTTGATTTAATGTATAAGGATTATAGGTCTAAAATTGAAAAATAATTGTCTCATTTAAAGATATAATAATATTTTTATATATTAATATGTCTCAAAAAATATTAAATGGAAATGATATTAAGTATTCACTTATATTTGTTAATAATGATGATATTGAACGTTTAAAAGTATTAGAAAAAAAGTATAAAGATATTATTGGATATGGGATAATTAATAATAATGGGTATTCTTTTTATTCTGTTAAAGACAATTATTATCATTCTATTTTAAATCATTGGACAGAAGATATTATAAATAATTATGATAATCATACATGCTGGCTTCTTGTCAAGAAACATCCTTGTAATTTATATAGTATTATGACTAATATTTGTAAGCCTTCTAATTATGTATTCAATGTAAATAATTTTGATATTTGGAAGAATTATGGTGAGGATTATCTGATAGCAGTTATAACGGATATGGAGATTGACTAAAAAATTGAAAAATAAAATGTAAATGGGATCTAATAAATTTAATTATTCTATTATCCATCCTCGTCACAACTGACGAAATGGCGTCTCTTGCTGAGTTCCTCGCTAGGGTTCCCTCGCACATCAGTGACGTGGTTCCTCAGTCCACGTTGACCGAGATCTGCAACAAGTACATCCGCGTCACCAAGGTTATTCTCGGCTGCCTTCTGATGTCCACGCTTCCAACGGACAGTCCGCGCTTCCTCATGCTGGAGAAGGACATGGATATCCTCCAGTTCGAGACTGGTGAGGCCATCAACCCGCAGACGGAGATGTTGATCGAGGAGTACAAGCATCAGATGTTGGTCATCCAAGACAAGATTACACTAGCAATACTTGCGAAATACTCCATGATGATGTCGAAGGAGATCTTCGAAGAGAAGGAGAAAATCATCAAGTTGCTCCAAGATATGCCTCATCTGGAATGATGAGGAATGTCAAGAGCTACAACCATGATCTGTAGAGATTCAGTGAAAAGTAACTTTTTATATTTATAAAAAGTATATTCAAATTATAAGAATTTAATATTAATTATAATATGAGGCGCCCGCCATCTTATAGTGATTCATATGTTGTTTTATCAAAAGATTCACATCACCAATTATCACCATTAGTTATTAATAATCCAGAAAATAATGAAGAAGATATTGGAATAATAATAGATAATTCAATAGTAGAGGAACCGAGATATTATAAAGTGATTAGATTTATAATAAAATGTAGTTTACATATATTCTTCATATCTATATTTGAGACTATATTTTATTTTATGTATGTTAGTAAGAGTGAAGATATTGGAATACTTGGAACTGTGAATACGTATTTTTTGCCATTAATAAATTCATGTGGGAATTGGACAAATACAACTCGATCATTAGTGTTAGATATTTTGGAGTTAGAAGTAAACAAAACAACTCTTGATACTATTGGAAATAATGCTCAGAAAAATCGTCTAAATCATAATAATGATTTATTAGTATTATCTGTAATATATTCAGTAGTATGTTTTATAATATTTTGTTTGATGAGTGTAGTAGTCTTTTTAAAAAAAATAAAAATAGAATGGAATAAGATGTTATTTGAGAATACATTATTTGTATTTATGCTTGGTTTATATGAATATTTCTTTTTTAGGACAGTTATATATAAGTATTCTACTATATCGACTGATGAGATAAATCAATATTTAATAGATGATGCAACCCAATGTTTGAAAAATTGAAATTACAATAATATAAATATATTATTATAATAATATAAAAAATGCAACTGGCTCCAATAACTGAGCTAATTGAAGAAGATGATCCATTTCTGGAAAATTGTATAGCTGTTTTCGGAAATGATTTTGCCAAGTATGGAAAACAATTTTTAAAATGGTTATCTATACCTGAAAAAAGTATATCACCTGATGTTGTTAAGGTATCTTCTTTCAAATGTCAATTATTAGTATTAGCATATCCACTTAGTAAAGTAAAATTTAATGGTGAAATTTATATTAATGATAAAATTTATGATATAAAATTCGGTCAAAATATCACACTTGAACGGGTATTAAATCCAAATATGATATATAATTGTAGATTAGAACTGTCTCAACAAATATTTATTAGTAAATCAGATGAAATTGGAAGACAAACAAGGTTTATATTATGTAATAGAGGTAGAGTAGTAGGTGTTGGTAAAATTAAATTATAAGTCTCATTAAATTGTAATTTTTTTCTTTATAATTTATTTTTTTGACATAATGAAATCCATTAGATTCATAGCATTTAATAGCTGGAATATTATCATTATCAACTTCTAATTCGTATGTATGAATATATTTTTTAGTAATTTTAATAATGTATGCTATCATATTTTGACAAATCTTTTTATTTCTATATTTTTCTGATGTATATACCATATTAAAATATCCGTATTTTTCATTTAAATAATAATAGAATCTACATAAACTAATTATTTCTTTATTGTTGTATATAATAAAATATACAAGTTGAGAATCAGGTCTGTATGTGATATATTCTTTAACTAAATTAAATATTTTAAATTGTTGATTTCTGTATATTCTGATATTAGTTTCTAACATTTCTGCTAGCTTTTTATCATGTCTTATAATATCAATTAGAATATCTGTATCAAAAATTTTAAATTTATATATAGTATTATTTATAGTAATATTACCGTCTTTTATAATTTTCATTATATATTATGTTTATATAATATATATATGCCAACTCTTTCTGAACAACGTAAAGAAAAAAGTGATTTGATAACTTCAGGATCTGTATTAGTAGGAATACCCATAGCATACTTTGGATTAATTATGTTATTAAATTATTTAAATATACGACCAACAATTACTGATAAAATACATCCAAATTTTCCAATACTCCTTCTCATAATTGGATTAATAATATTACTTGTCGGTGTATTTAAAAAAATTCCAGAAGCATAAGTTTATTTTAATTAATAAAAATATTAATTAAAGTATATATATGGAAGTTTTAAAATGTCCCAAATCAAGAGTATTAATAAATATTAATTCATCAATCAATCTAATTGTTCATGGACAAGGAGTATTTATATTTGATAACTCAGATAATACAAAAGAATGTTCATTTACATTTTACAATAAGGATAAAACAGATGGTTTAGTTGTTAATTTTAAGACTCAATCAATTACTGTTAATAGAGTAGGAGTTCTTGAGCCATTATTAGATAAAAATAATAAAGATGGATTATCAACATTACATGGAGCATTTTATTGGTTTAGTTTAGATTCTCAAAATCAACAATTATATGCGGGAGTTGGTGAAGCAAGAATGGAAACAGTTGCATATCAATATAAATATATTAAGGATGCGGGATGGGAACAAAACAAAGCATTTTTAGAAAGTTTAGTAACGATAGAAGTATCAAAAAATAGTAAATCATTAAATCAACTTAGATTATTAAGAGATCCAATAACATTAAATATTCCTTTAGTTGTTAGAAATACACATGAGTTGACAATTGATGATATTGCAAAAGGAACATATTTACCTAAAGCAAATTTATCATTAACATCTCAAAAGTTATATGATTGTATCGCTGGAAAGAATTTTGTATTAAACACTCCTGATTTTCCAGATTTTGTTGATGCAATTGAATACAGTATTGCTACACCTAAAATGTGGTGTAATAAAAAATTATTAGAGAAGGCAACAGAATTTAATAAAGATAAGCCAAATGTGTTGGAGACATATTTAAGAATAACATTGGGACAAAATAATGGAGAATCACCAGGTATTCCATATGTAATGGAGATATGGCCTGTTGGACATTTTTCACCAATTCACAGTCATTCAAATGCTGATGCAATAATTCGTGTATTAAATGGTGACATTCATGTAAAATTATTTCCATTCTTATGCGCAGAGAAAGATGGAATTATGCCATTTGGAGAAAAAGATTTTTCAACTGGACAGATAACATGGATAAGTCCAACATTAAATCAAATCCATCAACTTAAAAATTTAGAGACAAATAAAAAAACATGTATAACAATTCAATGTTATATGTATGAGAAGGGTGATACAACACACTATGATTACTTTGATTATTTAGATGATAATGGTAATGTACAACAATATGAGCCTGATTCAGATATGGATTTTGTAGAATTTAAAAAGTTAATGAAACAAGAATGGGATAATAGACCTAAGACTAAAAGAAGAAACTTATGTTATTTTTGGAGAAAATAAATTAAATAGTTATAATAATTTCCCTCTTTTTACATACTTGAAATGCATATGAATCATATTCTGCACAAAAATTAGGAGAACTAATTGGTAAAATATTTGTAAAGATTGGTATATTAGTTTCTTTATTTATTTCTTTAAAATTTGCGATAATTGGATTAATATCTTTAACTATTTTCATTCCTATAAATTTATTAAAAATATAATATTGATTACCCACTATTAGATCATGTAATTCAACCTTTATGTATGACATTTTATATATAAATATAGTATTTATATATAAAGTTTATAAATCAATTTTTCATTAAAAAATTGAAATCTTCATTTTATGGTGTAATATCTTTATTTATTAAAAGGATAAAATGCCTAATAAGAATATATATGTTCGAAAAGCAAAAGAAGTTTTAAAACGATGGAAAGAAGGTGCGTCAATTGATGAAATACATAATGTATTAAGAGTAAGTGAAAATAAATATTATACTCATTTATCGATGGATAATGTTTATTTCATTATTTATAATAATATCAAGACACGTTATAAGAAGTTATTAGAACAGAAACGTTTATCATTTAATGATATTCCGAATCGTTTAATGATTGATGTTCCTTATCAAATTATTCANGATTGGATTTTAGATGATCTAGAAGGATGGATTAATGATTTTAAGAAAAAGAATCCNGAAAAAGAATTAGCAAAACTTGCATTTGATCANCANAATATTCATACTGGAATAATAAATGAACAAACACATAAAACTGCACTAATTTATATGTCTATTCCTATTCCAAAAGGTCAGAAGACTTTAGATGAAATAACTGAAGCATGGAATACTATTATCCCAAATTCGTATAAAAAGATGCATATATTAATTGATGATATGAAAGAATGGGCAATTGAAAATAAGTTTGTTAAAGAAGATGATTATATGTATCGTAATATGCTTCGTGGATTATGGGCAAAAATTAAAACCTATACTGGAGAAACATATATTGAACTTGTTAAGAGACTATGGGAAGAGTGTAATGAGTCAATTGGGATGTGTGGATGGGGGCATCTTGGAAGATTGGCGAATGTGATGGTTGGTTTTGATGAGATGTTCAAAGCGCCTATTTCTCCTATGGAAGATTTTCAGAATAAGATTGCAATAATTTCGGTGACTGAGGGAATTGATAAGATTTCTGAAGCAATGAGATTAATGGAAGAAATAAATATGCCAGACGAAGAAAGAAATTCTTGGTTTGAAGCATTAGAATAAAAATTAAATATAGAAAAATTGAATATAGAAAATTTTAATTTATTAAATAAAAATATATTATAATGTCAACAACTTTATCAACTAAAAAGGTAGAATGTAAACTATGTGATATAACAAAAGATTTTTATTCAGAACAACAAAGAATAGAAATAGAAAGACAAACAATGATTGAAAAAATTACTCAAGAAGCACATGAAAGAGCAGTAATTGAATCAAAGAAATGTACAATGCATATAACATGGATCGAAAAATATAATTTATTTTTTAATCGTATATATCATGAATTATATTCAAAGGTTCCAATAGTTCCAAATTTGCATCAAATTGATTATGATAAGTATCTGGATCAAAAATTATGTTATCCTTGTGATTTTAAGGTTAATGGGTCGTGGTAGTATTATTTTTTTTATTTTTTATATATCTCTTTTTTTCAATATCAGATTGAGGAGTTCTTGTTTCATAATTTATAATCGTAATTTGAACTGGATTTTCTTTTACACCATAGACTTCTGCTCTATA